GAAACTGCAATATCGTTTTAGAGTATCATTAGAAAACTTTGGTGTTTCGAGTCCATCGACTGAGCTTACAAAGCAAGTAATGGACGTAACAAGACCTAACGTAACATTTGAAGATATGACAGTGGATATTTACAACTCCAAAGTCTTTTTAGCTGGTAAACATACATGGGATCCAATTACATTGAACTTACGTGAAGATGTAAGTAACAACGTACAAAAACTAGTTGGCGAACAATTACAGAAACAATTTGATTTCTTCGAACAGTCAAGTGCTGCAAGTGGAGCAGATTATAAGTTTGTAACTAGAATTGAAATCTTAGACGGTGGTAACGGAGCAAACACAGCAGGTGTACTAGAAACATTTGAATTGTATGGTTGTTATCTATCAAGCGCAAATTATAATTCACTAAACTACGCAACATCAGAAGTAGCAACAGTGACTTTAACAATACGTTATGATAACGCTATCCAATCACCACAAGGTACAGGCATTGGCACAGCTATTGGTAGAACAGTTAACACTGCTATCACAGGCGGTGGCGCGGCATAAACAAAATTTAGCATTATAAATTAATAAATTAAGGGGCATTTTTATGTCCCTTTTTTATGATCGAATTATCTACTCACTTTATTCAATTGGATAAATATTTGCATGAGCTTTTTAAACGGATTTTTAGATAACGTAGCAAGTGGTGCTTTAAGCCCTAAAGGCAATTTAGGTGACTTTGCCCATGCGGCGAGAATGTTTGTTGATGATAATCAAAGATTAGCCCCTAAGGTAAAATTTCTTTATCACGTTACATTTAATATTAACCCTAAGTCTTCTGCAGTTATTCCTCAGTTAGCACAAAAACATATGAACGAAATAGGCATGCTTGTAAAATCAGCACAACTACCAGCGTTTAATATTCAAACAGATGTTATTAACCAATACAACAGAAAAAAAGTAGTACAAAAACGTATAGACTACCAACCAGTTAGTATAACTTTTCATGATGACAACTATGGTGTTACTACAGCATTGTGGGAAGCATACTACAGATACTATTACAGAGATGGTAACTATGCTAAAGTAAATCCTGCGGGAGCACCTGATCCTACAATACCGGAGTATGCGACTAATAAACCAAGTTTTAGTGAACAATACGCTAGTGGTACATTATTTTCAGAAAAACAATACAGATACGGTTTTGATAATGATAGTGCTGAACCTTTTTTTACAAGTATACAAATTTCTCAAATGTCAAGAAAACGTTATACTACAATGACATTAATTAATCCTATTATTAGTCAGTGGCAACACGATACTATGGATTACTCAGCAAGTGACCCTGTTAGCAATTCAATGACTGTTGAATATGAAACAGTACACTATAGCAGAGGTTCAATGAAAAATGGTCCTAAAGGATTCGGTGACGAACATTACGATAAAACACCAAGTCCAAATTCATTAGGTGGCGGCGGAGCATCTAGCTTACTAGGTGTAGGCGGAGTACTAGCAGGTGGCTTTGGTGTTATAGATGACATTACCGGTGGTAAAGCAGATTTTGGTACAGTACTAAGAGCCGCTAATACTATTAAGAACGCAGGAAATTTAGATGCGTCAGGAATTAAAGGCGAACTAATTGGCAAGAGTCTTAACGCACTAGGTAAAGCATCTGGAGTAGATGTAAGTGGTGTAGCAGGACTAGCATTTCCAACAGGTGGAAGCGGTGACTTTAAAACAGCCGCGCTTGCCGCTGGCGTGGTTGGCATAGGTAAACTTATTAATAGTGCTAACCCAGGTGGCGGAGAAACTTCAAAGACATCATCAAGCTCGTCTAGTTCTTCTAGTGGTCCAAGATATACTGACCCTGGATACATAGGGCCTTAGGAGTAATATAAAATGAGTTCAATTGAATTAAATTTACCCCGTAAACCAGATAACTTAGATAGTCAAAGCCAGACTAAAAAGATATTCAACACATTTTACGCTAAACAATTAGCATATCCAAGTAACGAAGTTGATGCTGTTATTGGATTTTTAGAAAACAAAGGGTTTGATAAAGAAGCGGCAAAATCTACGGGAGCAATACTTTTACAACAAGCAAAAATTGACGGTTTAAAAGTATTTGAATTAATAGACACATTAGGTGGCCTTAATAAACTACAATTAAGTTTTACAGTTGCCCAAGTTATTAACTTTAATAGACAACGAATTAGTAGTTTAGGATTTAGAGTTGATAATACTACAACTCCTGTAGAAGCAAGAAACTTAGTAGGTTAGTCCTATGGCCAAGTTTGCTCAAGGCAAATATAATATTAAAAATCCTGACAAATATGTAGGACGTAAAACACCATCATACAGAAGTAGTTGGGAGTTTGCGTTTATGAAATTTTGCGATGAAAATCCGGCAATTCAGGCTTGGGCTAGTGAAGCAGTAAAAATTCCTTATAGAAATCCATTTACCGGTAGACATACAGTATACGTTCCGGACTTCTTTATACAGTATAAAACTAAAAAAGGTAAAAATATGGTTGAACTTATTGAAGTAAAACCAGACAAACAAGTTACAATGGAAAACGCCGGAAACTCAAAACATAATCAAGCACACGTAGCACTAAATATGGCAAAGTGGGAAGCCGCAAGAGCATATGCTAAGTCTAAAGGCATTAATTTTAGAGTTATTACCGAAAAGGATATGTTCCATCAAGGATCACGTACCTAAATAGTTTAGCTAAATATAATAGTAGCATATAATGAGAGACCAATGACCAAGAAATTAGAAGACTTACTTGATTTACCTGATAGCAAGGATATAATCAAAAAAGAACAGAAAAAAGAAAAAAAGGATGTAATACAGCAACAAAATGATACGTTGCGAGATATTGCTGAATTTGATAAGATTGCTGGAGCATTACCAGCAGTAAAAGGTCTTGGCGAAAAAGCAGATGAAGAACTTAATGATATAGCACAACGAGCATTAACAGCTTATGATGATCTAATGGACTTAGGCATGAATGTCGAATCACGTTACGCTAGTAGAGTTTTTGAAGTAGCAGGTGGTATGTTAAAAACATCACTAGATGCTAAAGTTGCTAAAATGGACAAGAAATTAAAAATGATTGACCTACAACTTAAAAAAGAGAAAATGGATAAAGACGGCGGTATTGATGACGGTGGCATTGTACAAGGCGAAGGAGCCATCATTACTGACCGCAATAGTCTGCTAGAAAAACTTAAGAATATGGATAAATAATTAATAATAGGGAATGAACATGTTTGAAAAATACCTCGCAGAAGCAAAAAAAGTATATGAATTTAAAATCGGCGTTGCCGGTGAGATGTCAGAAGATTTTACTGACAGTCTAGAAGGGTGCTTACAACGTTATAGTGTAGCGTCAATGAGTCCTGGAAAGAAAACACCAATACAAGAACGTCCATTAGACTTTCCAAAGTTACAAAACATAGAAGTTACTCATTATGAAGTAGCACTAAACTATCCTACTACTCCACAAGTGTTAGGTGAGTACATTGCCCAATGTTGTAACTGTTCACCAGCTAACATTGTTGTTAGATCAGTTAATGATCCAATTGAAGCATATCAAGAACCAAAAGATGATGCTCCATACGAAGCAAGACTTACTAAAGAAGAAATGGAACAAGCTGATCCAAAAGCACAAGACCATGTTGGCGCAAATAGAGTAATGGATCTTTTACAAGAATTAGAGGTTGCTCGCAAATCCAACGAGTATAGCCCAATTGCCGATGTTAAAGCAGGCGATACAACAGACATAACAGACACTGAAGGCACCAAGTCTCCAGTAGGGAGTAAATAATGGATATGAAAAAAATCTTACAAAATATGGATGCCGCATCAGTAGGTAATAAACCTTTCAAAGGCGATACTAACTTTAGCGATATGAAAAATATCTTAGAAGGTTTTGATGCTGTTGAAAAAGGTACTAAACTAACTGAGTCAGTAGATGAAGGATCACTTCCAATGCCAGCGCCTATGGCTCCAGAAATGGACAAAGGCAATCCGGTAACAATGAATATATCATTAAACGCAAGTGGTAAAGATCATGTAGCTGATTTATTAGATATGATGAAAAACGCAGGCTTAGGTAACGCAGGAATGGCAGACAAAGAAATGCCAAAATTATCAATGCCAAAAGTAATGACAGGAACACCTGTAGATGATCCAGAAATTCCAGGTAAAGATGATAAGCCAGGTGATATGGATCTTAAAACAGGCGGCTGTGGAATGGAAGACATTGAAGTAAATCCAGAGCCAGGCGATGATGACTTAAATTCATTAAAAGCAAGAGCAGGCCTTGATACAGAAGCATCAGAAGATTATGCTAATGAGCCAGGGGAAGAATATGCTCCATATACTGATATGACAAATCCACCGACTAATGATCTTAATAAGTCGAAAAAATCTTATCCAAAAGTAGCAGGCGGAGATAATCCAATGGCACTAAAAGACAAGATTAAAGAAGAATTAAATTCACATTATAAAAAATATCAAAGCTAATTAATAATATTCAATAGGACCTTCGGGTCCTATTTTTTTGGTTAAATACTAATATGAAGAGTTTAGACGGCGTCCTCACCAAAAAGGCAAATACTAGAGAAAAGTTCTCTGAACAGCAGATCCAAGACATGATGAATTGTATGGATGAGGATTTAGGCTATCTACACTTTGCTAAACATTTTGCTTTTATACAACATCCTGTAAAAGGTAAATTATTATTCGATCCTTATCAGTACCAAGAAAGATTACTAGAATCATATCACCAATTTAGATTTAATATAAACATGTTGCCTAGGCAAACAGGTAAGACAACTACTGCCGCAGTTTATCTTACATGGTATGCTATGTTTCATCCTGATCAAACTATTCTAATCGCCGCACACAAGTACAGTGGTGCCCAAGAAATTATGCAACGTATACGATATGTTTACGAAACATGTCCTGATCATATTAGAGCAGGAGTTACAAGTTATAATAAAGGAAGTATCGAGTTTGAAAACGGATCACGTATTGTTAGTGCTACAACAACAGGTAATACAGGACGTGGTATGTCTATATCATTATTATACTGTGATGAGTTTGCGTTTGTTAACCCAGGAATTGCCGATGAATTTTGGACATCAATATCACCTACACTAGCAACAGGTGGTCGTGCTATTATTACAAGTACACCTAATTCAGACGAAGATACGTTTGCTACTATCTGGAAAGGCTCTCAAAATAAGTTTGACGCACACGGTAATGAACAAGTTTTAGGTGAAAATGGATTTCATGGATTTACATGTAGTTGGGACGAACATCCTGATAGAGATGAAGAATGGAAAGAAACTGAAGTTGGTAGAATTGGCGAAGAAAGATTTAGACGCGAATACGGTTGTGAATTCTTAGTATTTGATGAAACACTTATTAATAGTATCAAGTTGTCATCTATGGAAGGCACAGAGCCTATAATGAACATGGGACAAACACGCTGGTACGCAAAACCATCCCCTGAAGAAAATTATGCTGTGGCATTAGACCCTAGTATGGGTACAGGCGGAGACTATGCCGCAATACAAGTGTTTGAACTTCCTAGTTACAAACAAGTTGCTGAATGGCGTCATAACGAAACACCGATCCCACAACAGATTCGTATACTAACAGATATATGTACTCATCTTAAAGAGTCTTGTGGCAATAGCGGTAGCAATATATACTGGAGTGTTGAAAACAATAGTATTGGAGAAGCCGCACTTATTGTTATTAACGATTTTGGAGAAGAAAATATACCCGGACTATTTGTAAGTGAACCTATGCGTAAAGGACATGTACGTAAGTTCCGCAAAGGATTTAATACTACACACGGTACTAAGATTACAGCATGTAGTCGTTTAAAAACTATGGTTGAGAATAATAAACTTGAAATAAACAGTAAAGTATTGATAACCGAACTAAAATCGTTTGTTGCTACAGGAACAAGTTTTAAAGCAAAACCAGGGGGTACAGATGATCTAGTAAGTGCTACTTTACTTGCTTTAAGAATGATGAGTGTACTAAAAGATTGGGATCCACGAATTTATAACACATTTAACCAAACAGAATCGGATTATGAAGACTATGAACCACCAATGCCGATTTTCGTAACAGGCGGCTATT